CTCGGGCGTGATGTAGCCGGCTTCGTACACGACCTCGACCGTGAGCCCAGGGCCGCCTGGCCATGAGCCGCTTCGCCGGATGAGCCGCCCTGCTGGAGCGTCGACGTCGTACTCCTCGGGCGAAACCTGGATGCCGTCAGCAGTCACGCTCTCCACGCGGATAACGGGATACAGAGGCAGAAGTAGCACCGGACGCCCGGACCCTTCGAGCCGGTCCGACCTCTGCGCCCTGGCAAAGTCCCGGTCGCAGTAGCTACGGATGGCATCGCTAGCGCTGTTGATCAGGCGCGCCAACACCGCGTCCTGACTCGTGTCGCTCAGGTCCAGACCAAGCTGTTGCCGCACCGCCTCGATTGTCGTGAGAGCGTGTTCCGACAACATCCCTTGCACCTCAGTTCTTCTTCCTCCGCCCCCGGGTTACGGCTGGCCTGGTGCTGGCAACCTCTACCGCGGGCTGGGTCGCAATCTCCTCAGTAGACTCCATCGGCTCGGCCATTCCGCGCTCGATGAGCCGCTGGGCCGTAGCCTCGTCGCACTCGATCACGTCCCCTGGTCGTGCGTCCACCGTGGGACCAGCCAGGGCAGTCAGCAACCGCACTCGCATCATCTCACCCCACAGGGGAGGGCGGGGACTTTCCCCGCCCTCCGTCGGTCAGTTTCTTAGCTCTCGGGGTGGACAAGCACCTTGACGGCCTCGGTGAGAATCAGGCGACCATCCACCCGCTGGTACGCGCGGAAGCCCACCTGGCCCGTTTTCGCGAACAGCTCACCGAGCCTCTGAATGAAGCGGCCCCGACGGTCGACAATCCAGTAGTAACTGAAATCGCCGAACACCAGGGACCGGTTGCCGGCGCCGATCTCCGGCACGTAGTCGCTAGTGACGATGGGCCGACCCAGCAGGGTGTCCGGTTGCCCCTGAGACAAGCTGGGCTGCCACAGATAGCGGCCCTCGTTGTCCTTCAGCTTGCGCAGAGCCAGGACCGTGCTGTCGTTTGCCAACCACGTCGCCCGCCGCCGGTAGGGCCGCCGCAGCGAGTGGTAAAGGTCGAAAATCTCATCTGCGGCGATGGCCGTCGGCGAAGCCGCGATGTGGCCCACCTGCGCGTCGAGCACAACACCCCGCGGCTTGCCGGTACCATCCCCGACGAGGAACGCCTCTTCCTCCTTACGGCCCATGGTGCGCCCATAGTTGGACACCACGTAGGCCTCGAGATCGAAAGCGGCGTCCTGCAACAGTTCCTCGCTGATCCGCATGAGCCGGGTCAGCTTGTGCGCCCGCAGGGTCTTCTGGGTGAACTTGGCGTCGGATTCCGCGTACTCGCCTTCCTCCGCAGTCCAGTAGGCCTCGCCGGTGTCCTCCTCGATGGGGACGTCCCGATCGGTGTCCATCGTAATGACGGTGGCCAGGGTCCGCATGACGTTCTCGTCCTCGAGCGCCTGAACCAACCGCCGCTCCAGCTCATGCGGCACGAGGTAGCCGCCCGCGGAGTCGGTACCCCGGTTCAAGGCGCGGTACTCCTCCGGCCCCAACAGGTTCTTGCCGTGCCGCATCCAGGTGTTCCAGGCAGCCCGGTACTCGGGGCCAGAGTTGGGCAGGTTTGCGGCCCGGTCCTCGCCCTGACCCTCGGGAACCGGCCGCAGTTCCAGTCGCCGGGTCTCGATGGGCTGGGCAAGTTCTTTCTCGATAGCCGACAAACGTTCTTCGCGCTCGATGGTCTGGCCAAGGGCGTCAACGTCGGCCATGATGCGGTCCCACTGCTGCTGCTCCTCGGCGGTCAGGCTCCGACCCTCGGCCTCCGCGGCATCGAGGATCTTGCGGGCCTGTTCGACAAGGGCTGCGCGCTTGCGACGCAGTTCCAAGGTCTTCATGATGGTCGTCCTCCTTTTGGCCGCGAAAAAACCGCCCTCATCGGGCGGTTTCGCGTGTGTTGTGATGTGATTATGGCAGCACTCAGATGCGCATCGCCAATTCCAGGCGCCGGCGCAACATCTCCAGGCTTCGCCCCTGCTCCGCCCGAAGTGCTTCGTTGCGCTGCTCCTGCTCGGACTCGCCAGCCCCCTGGCTCAGCTCATCCGGCACAAGGCTCCGCAGCACCTCGATAGCTGCCAACACCATATCGCGGTCCGTGTTCGTCAAGGATAGACCGCGCTGGTGGCGATACATGATGGCGGCCAGGGTCTCCCAATCAATGCCGCTGGCCTGCAGGATGCTCCGCACCTGCACGTCCGTCTGGGGGTAGGCCGGAAACGTCACGACGGACACGTCGTGGAGTCGCACCTTCTTGAGGATGCGGATGTTCTCCCCATTTTCCTTGCTGAACTCCTCGTCTAGCACCGTGAATGCGAACGACATCTGGTTCACGTCGCCCCGCCGAATCGAAACGAGCAAGTCGCGGGCCCACTGAGTGTCAGGCGGATCGATCTCCACGGCTAGACCCCTATCGTCCTCGGCCAACCGCAAAGTGCCGGCCTTGTTGCGACCCAGGACGTAGTTGGGATCGTGATTCCAAAGCGCCCGGACATCGTCTTGCTTAATGGCCTCTTTAAAGGCCCCGGGGAGGATACGCTCCCGAAAGCCCCAAAGGGGCTCCGAAAGCTCGTTGAACACGGCCGCATGCCCCACGATTTTCGGCCGCTCATCTTCGTCGCCCTCCACCCGCATCTCCGCCATGGGAAATATGCGACGGCGAAATTCCACCGCCTTGTCAGCGAGTGCAAGATTCACGCGGATCATCACTCCTTCTCTCGTCATGCGGGCACGATCTGACAGGCGCAGCCCTCATGCAACGGCGGATGGCTAATCCGACTGCTGACCGTCAACGGACCGTCAGCTCCCGCCGGGTGCAATGTCTCACCCTCCAGGGCAAAAGCCCCTCGGATACCTACCACCTTGCCGTCCAGTTCGGCACAGTACGGGCAGGACTCGCCGCTGGTGGTTACCCAACGAAGATAGGTGACGCCGCCCTGCTCGTAGCCAAGGCGAGTAACCGCATTGCCGAGCCTCACCGTCTCGTAGGCGGCAATCTTCCCGGGCCGCCGCTCAACCCATTCGTCAAACCGCTGTGAGAGAGCGGCCACAATGTCCTCGCCGGCCGCCTCGGCGTCCAGTACCACTCGCCTCAGCTGGCCATGCGACTCTTGGATGTGGCGGGTAATGTAGGTCGCCATGTAGTCGCCGACAAACGTGTCCAGCGCCCCACGGTCCAGCTCCGTCCCCAGCTCCTCCTGGGCCTCACCCCATAGGGCCTCGGCCAAGGCCAGGAAAGCCGGGAACATAGCCTGCTGAATGAACGCCCGGTGATCTGCGTAGAACCGTCCCAGCCACTCGACGAACGCCTGGGCGCTGGAGCGCCGCCCAAAAACCCTTTCGGCCTCGCGCATAATGTCGGCGCGCTCCCGGCGGATAACCCGAGCGGCGGCGTCCATGATGACGGGACGGAACGACTCTTGGAGCCGGCGCCGCTTCTGAGCCGACCGCAAAGCGGCGGCAGGATGCGTCGCTGTGCGCCTGACCGCCTCCCACTTGCCCAACCGGACCGCAGGGTTGTCCTCGAATGCCTGCGGGTCCTGCCCAGCCACCCACTCCGCCGACACCATGTTCATGGGCACCAGGTAGATGTCGCCGCTCTTGCCGGGCAGGGGGTTCATGTTTTCGAGCTCACGCACGTCGTTCGCGCTCATCCATCCCCACTGCCTAGCCATCGCGTAGGCCCGGTACCGGCTCTCGATGTCTCCACGGAGCAAGCCCTCCACCAGGAACTCGGCGAAGTAGATGTCCCACTGCTCCCGGGGCAACAGGTGCACCTTGATGGACTGCTCCCAGCGAACAAACCACGGCCGGAATGAGTAAACGACGAGCTCGATGCTCTGCTGCTCGATATTGTTGTTCGTGCTCCGGTCCAAGTCTTTCAGAATGTGCGGCGGCAGGTTGAACCACCGCGCAATCTCCGTCACCTGGAACTTACGAGTTTGTAGGAACTGGCTGTCCTCGGGTGGGATGCCGATCTGCTGCCACTCCACGCCCTCTTCGAGGATGGCGATCCGGTGCGAGCGCTCCAGGCCACTGTGCAGTCGCTCCCAGTCAGCGCGGATGCGCTCTCGCGCCTTATCCGACAGCTGATTCGGATGCTTCAATACGCCAGCCGGCCGCCCACCCTCCCCGAACCACCGGGCACCGAATTCTTCGGTCGCTAGCGCGAGGCCGATAGCCTGGCGGGCAAGTGTGATAGGCGAGTAGCCGACCAACCCGTCGAAGCCGAGCCCCGGGATGTGCCACACCTCAGCCCTGGACAGCACCCGTCGCTCACCGTTCGGAAGCGTCACCTCATAAATCACATCACCGGGCGAGGCCAGCCCAAAAGCAGTCGGAACGGGCTCATCGACACGCCGCACCGTTACCCGGTCCGGCCGCAAAGGCCATAGCTCTACGATCCTGCCCGCATTGTCGAACACCTTGTAGGCGTAGGCGTTGCCCCATGTTACCAGGTGGCCCTGCAGCGTCTCCCGGAACTGCATCGCCGTCATCTCGGGGTTCGGCGCATCGTGCAGGAGACGGTACAGGTAATGGTCGCGGGCCCGCTCCTTGCCCCTGGGTTCCAGACGCCGGTACAAGATGAGCGGCAGGCTGCCGATAGTCTCGGCGTAGATGCGGATCGCATTGAAAACGGCGCTGTTGGTCAGCGCCGTTGTGTGATCCACGTGCACACCCGCATAAGTGCGACCGCCGCCGAGAACCTCAGAGAGCCAGGAGTCCGGCTGCGCCAGCGTGGCGGATCTCTTTTCAAAAAGTCGCGCGACGATGCCCACTCGTTAATCTCTCCTTGGCAAACTGGACCAAATGCCAAGTCCAAACAGGACGCCGCCCACAACGACCAGCGCCACCCACGGCCGCACCATCCAAAGCCCAGCGCCAGCCATGGCGAGACCACCGAACGTCAGGATGTCGGCCAAGTCGATGATGCTGCGCCGGTGCTGCTCCATCGGTGCCACCTCAAATCACGGTCAGCCCTCGGGTCTCATAGATGCTTGTCTTGGGCTTGTTGTGCCGCATCAGCCGGTCCAGGGCCATCACGAGAGCGACAATGCCGTCAATTTTGCCCTGCGATGTGGCCTTGTCCGGCTTCAGGTTTCCGGCCGGATCCATCTTCACCGAGACGTTCCCGGCCATCCAGTTGAGCACGGGATTGTTCCCGTGGTGGATCGCCTTACGCAACAGGCGCCGCTCGAACTCCTTCATCGGCGCCGCCATAGACATGAACCCTTGCCCCATGCCTACCACTTGAAGCCCTTCTTCGGCCAGCTCCGTGGCAAGCTGGTGGGCTTGAAACAGCCGGTCAACGTTAAGATCAACCAGCTGATACGTTTGGGCGTCCTTCAGGATCTGGGCCTTAACGAACGCATAATCCACGGCATTGCCCGGGGTAACGGTCAGGAACCCTTGTCGAGCCCACGCCCGGTAGTGCTCCCGATACCGGTTCTGTGGATCGTTGAGCCGCGCTTCCGGTACCCAGAATCGCGCGATGACGCTCAGGTTCTCGCCGTCTTCCCACGGGAACACCATCACCCAAGCAGTGATGTCAGTCGTGCTCGACAGGTCGAGGCCGCCGTAGCAGACGGCGCCCTTGAGCTTTTCTTCCAGCTGCTTGGCCGGGACCGGCCCGGCGTTTTCGGCCCACAGGTCCAGGTCAATCCAGCGAGTTGCCTGCTGGGTCCAGACATTGAGCCGCTTGGTCAAAAAGTTGTTCAGCGCCGCCGGAACAGCCTTGGCCTTGAGCGCCAATTGCCTCATGTCGTCCAGCTTAACGCTGATCCCAAGGTTCGGGTTCGCCTTGATCCAGCAGCCCTCGTCGAAAGGGTCGTCCCCCTCATCGATGGTGGCGATGTAGGCGAACCAGTTGTCGTCCTGCACCAGGCCCTCAAGCACCTGAACGGAGTACTCCCGTAACTCATAGCAGATCCCATCCCGGTTAAAACCGGCCGTCGTGATGGCCCAAATGAGCGGCTGCCGGCGGGCACCCGTGGCCGTCTCGATGACGTCCCACATGGCCCTCGTTTTGTGTGCATGGAGCTCGTCCACGATGGCCCCATGGACGTTGAGGCCGTCCAGACTGTCCACGTCGGCCCCCAGGGGCTCGAACTTGGACGACGTTTCTGGCACGAACATGTTTGCACCCTGGGCCTTGGGCGTCGTGCCGACCATCTTAATCCGCCGCCGCAACGCCGGGGACCGCTTGACCATCTCCATGGCCTCGCGCCAGACGATCTTGGCTTGGTCCTTGACCGTCGCAGCACTGTAAACTTCAGCCCCGGGTTCACCGTCGGCATCCAGCAGGTACAGCGCAACGCCGGCTGCCTCGGTGCTCTTGCCGTTTTTCCGGGCAACCTCGTGATAAGCCCGCCGAAACCGCCGCAAGCGGCGGCCGGTTGTCGGGTCCTCCCGCATCCAGCCAAACACCGCGCCGATTCGGAATTGCTGCCACGGTTGCAGCTGAATCGGCACGCCCGCCCATTCGCCCTTGTGCTGGCGCAAGAAGCCGAAAAAGTCGATGGCGTGCTGGGCCGCGTCGGCATCAAAAAAGAGACCTCTATCCTCTCCGGTTTCGAGGTCTCGCAAGTGCCGTTCGCAAGCCAGCCGTACCAGCCGGCCGGCCACCACCTTACCATCGACGACGTCCCGGGCATACTGGGTGACGGGGTCTTTAGCCGCCTTTCGCCTGGCCACGGCGCCTGAACTCCTCGTACTCGTCGTCCTCGTCCTCTTGGCCGGGCAGAGCCAACCGCACACGGGACGACGGGCTCAAGCCGAATTCGGCCAGGTAAGCCCGGAAGCTCGTGCTGTGGTCCCGCAGGACCTGGTGCAGAGGGTGCTTGCGGGGAAGACCCCGCTCGTCAACGGTGGTAATCCCCTCTTTATCAATCCGCTTGGCCGCCTCAACGGCCAGAGCGTAGTGAAGCAGTGTCATCGCGAAGGCCGGGCCGTCAACGGCCG